ACAGCCATGTTCTCCGTAACAGGGTCTTGCGGCTTTTTATCCTCGGGCAACTCGATGATCTTTTCCGCGTTCTTGATACCAAGAACATCTAGCATTTGCCTGTGCAAACGCGGCATGTTGTAAATTTGCGGGGCTTGCTGGGACATCTGCAGCGCAGCTTGGTATTGCACCAGCCGTTGACTCATCGTCGCCGCATTAGGATCACTGACCGGAATAATTTCCGTGTACTGGTAATCGCTGTACTTAGCCCTGGGGCCATCTGCAGTGTCAGGTTCGTAGCTGTAAGAGTCGTCAGTGTAGTCCCGAATGATCGCGCCCAGGAGTTTCAACTCCTGCTTCATGCTGTAGTGCATACGCGCCTGCACCGCCGACATGATCTTAAGCTGTCGCTCCAACAAAGCCAGCGTGGTGCCCACAGGCGCTTGTGCGCTCATGTCAGACACCTTCATATCTGCCGTAGCTGCAAACCTCCGCGTTTCTTCCACAATTTGATTGAGAAGAGCTAGCAGAGTCTGCGAGGGCTCTTTGTACGGCAAGGGCATGATGTTGTCGCGCACCGAACCGCTAGGCACATCTACGTCGCGGAATTCTCCTGGATTGATCGGAGTGTCATCGCCTTTAATCCGCAGGCCACGGGCCTTGAGGCCCCCGGGCAGATTCGCAAGCGTACCCGCATCCACAAGCTGACGAATGAGCGACGTAGCAGACTTCGTGGCCGTACCAATCAGATGCAGCAGACCAAAGCCATACGAACCAAACCCAGGTACGTATTGGTAATGCACGAAGTGCTGACGCTTCTGCTTCGTGTCATCATCCTCTAGCCAGTTACGGCGGATAGACAGGATCTTATACGTGTCTTTGAGGATAGTCACCACATACGGCAGAGCAATGCCAGTTTCTTCTCCATCCTTGTCCTTGTCTTCGTAGCCCTTTAGATCAAGTTCTACGTGCATCTCAAGGATGTGAAATCTATCGTCGTAGCTAGCAGAAAATCCAGTCTCGTCGTCTTTCTTTTTCTGGATGTCGTCAATATCTTTCGACGGCTCACCAATTTCTACGTCTCTATAAAACCCAGCATTCTGCAGGCGCACAATCTCATTCTTGGTCTTGCGCATGCGGTGCGTAAGTCTTGGAGCCGAGAACACTTCAGACACACCATACGGCAACACTACATCTTCTGCCGGGACAAAGAGAGACACCTGCCGCTGCATCGAAGGATCGTAGTAGACCTTCTTAAACGCGCTACCACTGATGGGCAGGTTCCAAAGCATTTTCTCATGCTCCGGGCGATACTCCACCATGACCTCAGTCATTTGGTAGTTCATATCATCTTGCACCCGCTTCGCTGCGTCTTCCTTCTCGCGCGTACGCTTACCAATGATGTTGGTCTTGACAGGGCCGGTAGCAGGGAACAGTTCAGTAATAGCTTCACTTTGGAACCGCACAACAGCTTCAGTCAGGATGGGACTGAACGTACCACATGCACCGCTCCAGGGCTCCGAGCGCTCTTCGTACTTAAGACCCAGCAGCTTTAGACCTTCAGCGTAGGTCGTTTCCCAATCTTTACGGCTAGACAGATCGTTGTCATAGTCAGCAAGCAGCGTGCTCACCAACCCATCAAGATCGCCTTCATCCATAAAATCAGCAAGATTAGCGTCAAAATCTTCATCGCTATCTTCGCCGGGCTCAAGCTCAATCTCAACCCCATCAATACCAATCTTTACAGACTCGGGGTCTTCAATTTCAATCTCGATGGCAGGCTCTTCCCCAAGCATTTGCGCCATAGGGTTGGGGGTCATTTGGTTGTCGATCATGATTATTTCTTCAGTGTTGCACGGTTAGTGCTCGGGTTGTACACAAAAGTCTTGTTTTTGTCGTTGCCTGGGCTGCGCTTCTTGGCGCGGTCAATAGCCCGTTCTTCTGCGGTCATAGAGTCACGTGCTTGGCCGGCTTGTGTTAGCTTACCTTTACTATCGACGTGCCCACGCTTTTTAAGAATAGCAAGTGCAGCTCCACGTGTGTCACCGCCCATGCCACTGTGCTTAAGTTGCGCAGCTAGCCGATCAACTAACGAATTTTTGCCCATGTGGGCTGTAGTAGCTTTTTTCATCAATAGTAGGCAGCTCTACTGCGCTGCGGATAGTACGGTTCGTCTTTGTAGTCAGTCGGGAGACTGATAAACCCACCATTACGGAAGCGCGCCAGGGCCATGGATGTACAGTCAACCATGTCATCATGTGACCCATACGGGAAGGCTACGCACTGTTCTATCACTTCTTCAGCCCACCGACGCCCTGCCGGGTACCAGACCATGCCACTGCGCAGGATATCAGCAATCGCGTTCATACGTGCAACTTTATCACCAGTGTTCCTACCAGGGGTGAACTCTTGCACCGGGATACCCAGCTTGCGAAGCTCTTGGTAGAGCTGCGTTCCAGCAGACTTCTTTTCCACAATGAACGAGTCAGGCTCCCAATATTTCCACTCTTTAAGAGCTAGGTCTTTGAGTTCAGGGAACTCTACACGTTCATTGATAGCATTTAGCAAAATGATGTGCGACGCTCCACCAGTCAGGTGGTCATCACTAAACACACCCCAAGTAAGCACGGCTGTGAAGTCCGCACGGTTGTTTTTCTCCGCCGCTGCGTCGAGTGTCATGATGATGTAGTCACACCTTGGCGGCTCCTCTTGCACCCATGGCTGCCACCACTCGCGCTTCACGATAGCTGCTTCTTCAGCTGTCGGTGACTGCATGTACTGCGCATTCCATTGATACGCAGGCATAGACGCTTTGGTGCGCTCCAAAGCATCAAGATTAAATTTGTCAGGCCACAGTGCTTTCTGGATCATCTCTCCCGTCGCAGGGTGTGGCACCTCCATTATGGCGGGGAACTCAAAGACTTCGTACTGGTCAGCTTTTTCGTTATTTGCGCCGTCGCGCACTAAGTGACCAATTAGATCATCTTGGTGCCATCTAGTATGAATGACAGCAATTCTGCCGTTTGGCATCAAGCGGGTACGCGCACCAAACGTAAACCACTGGTAAGCTTTTTCCAGGGCCTCAAAGTTGCCAGCAAGGAGGTCTTGTTCTGAGTGCGGGTCATCAACCAGAAGCAGGTCAGCACCGCGACCAGCAATGTTGCTACCAACACCGCATGCAAAATATTCTCCACCAAAATTGGTGTTCCATCGTCCCGCGCTTTTGGAGTCCTGTGCAAGCTTTACGTTTGGGAAGATGTTTTTGTACGCTTCAGAGTCAATAAGGTTACGCACCTTTCGACCAAAGTCAACCGCTAGGTCTGTGGTGTGTGACACCATCAGCACCTTTTTGTCTGGGAATTTACCCAAAAACCAGGCCGGAAACAGCGTACTAGCTAGGTGGGATTTGCCATGTCTAGGCGGTATAGACACAGCAATACGGTCTTTTTCACCCAGCGCAATCTGCATAAGCAGGTTTGCAAGGCGTCTATGGTGCGCACCTACTACATACTGCGAGTCTATGTGCTTGCAGAACGCAATCAGGTTATCTTGGCACCTCTTGGCGTAGTTCCGGCGCTCTAATTCAGACGCAATACTCAGGATTTGCGCTTGTTCAGCGGGACTAAAAGACCCCAAGTTGTCATACAACAACTTTATTTCGTCATCAGTGAGGTTTTCTGTGGCGTTCATAGCCCTTCAAGCTCGCTAGAGACGTCGATTTTACGCACCGGGGTAACCGGAGCTTCAATAATCTCCGCATCTTCTGCGGTGTCTACACCCATCAATCGCCGCAACTTCTCTTTTAGTGTGTTTTCAAGCTCCGTAGTGGACTTGTTGGTGACAGTAACCTCAGTACGCTCTGTAAATAGCCCAACATCGCTGATTTTTCCAAGCAATTCTAGCGCCTTAATGCGAATTCTAGCGTCTAGGTTCTCAGATTCAACAATTAGCTTGTTTGTGACGTAGTTTCGGAGCCGTCTTGCGTCCTGCACCACAATCATATCAAACTCAGACAGGATTTCATGCGTGCGGATGGCACCTTCTGTGGTGGCTAGGGCAGTGCTAAACGTTTGTTGGTGCGGTTCTACACCTTTTGCCACGCTATTAACGACTTTTTTGATAGCGTCGTTGGTTTTCTCCGCGTCTACGGTAGGATTTTGATACCCTTCAGCCAACAATCTCTTAGCTGTTCTGCACGCATAAGCTGCTTTTTCACGTACAGCAATAAACGGCCCTACATTCCTAGTAGGGATTGGCACGTGTTCTTCTGCGTCACAATTAATCATGGTGAATTGCAGTGCGTTTTAATGATTGGGCCGAATATACCGCACCTGGGGTGGCTTCTGCAAGTGGAATTTGAAAATATGTGCGGAAATAAGAATCCTTTTAGGTACCATTGACGGGGGTGTTTCTATAAACGAGGGGGTGGGGGTTGAGAGTGGGGGTAATTTTGCCGTTATTTTTGTAGTTGTTTTTGCAGGTATTTTTGCCGTTATTTTTGTCTTTAGGTTTTTTGGTTGGGATGGTGGGTGTAGACCACAGCGCGTAGCGCGCGAGCCAGGAGGTAAAGCCGCCAAGGGGGGTGGGGATAGGGTGGGGTCTAGTTTACCGGTAAACTTGACAGTAGATAGCGCCGTGCCATAATGGCATCAATGCGCTACACGGTGTAGCGCAGATAACCGGAGAGTTAGATGGCACAGAAGAAGGTTTTGTCCCCCGCTGAACTGCGGGTCTTAGCGGTCACCGCTGCAACCGCAGCAATTGCTGCCAAAACCCGCATGGATGGATTCAGCAAGCGTTTCACGGCGGCCGTCCTGAGGCTCGCGGCACTCGGCACCCCCGAGGCCAAAGTCGAGGGGGAAACCCTCGGGAATGAGCTTGCAAAGCTCACGGGGGGCGCTAGCTACGCTAGCAACGCCAAGCGAATCCTTGCTGCCACCCCGGCGGCTGCTCGCAAGGCCCTGGAGGCTTGCGAGGATGACGGAGGGAGCGGGTTCCCCGCTCCGGCCGGTCTGTTCAAGAAATTTAGCGAGGAATTCCCCTCGCTGAGTGAATCGGGCCGCAAGGCAACCGCCGACAAGGCGGCCGCAGAAGGCGTAAGCCTGAACACCCCCGAGGGGTGGAAACTCGCAATGTTGGCGCTTTGCGCCAACGTGCAAGGGTTGAAGTCCTGGGGATTGGACGACGTCAAAGCCGCGCAGGATAGCGCGCAACGCATCCTCGCGCTGATCAAGAAGAATAGCGCCTGAGATCAGGCGCTTTGAACCCCCCGGCGAAAGCCGGGGGGTTTTTTTGTGCCCAAAATTTTTGGGCCGGGACCGGATGTCAAGAAGCACGCAAGCGGCACGCGAGCACGCGAGGCACCACCGCAACGCCAGCATGCGACCGGCACGCGAGCAGCACCACGCGCCCGCCCGGACGGCCACGCAACCCAAAAACGAATTTACCAGTAAATAGCCGCAACCTACGCATACGTTTACTAGTAAATAGCCGCTCCCGCGACACCCGATCCCAGAAGTGCGCGAGCGAGCAATACAATGCTGCGTTTACCAGTAAATCAATTTCTAATCCAGCCTACATCCAAAAGCGGGCAAGCGGGGGCCAATACCTGCCGTGATTAATTTTTAGGCAGGGCCAGGGCGGGGACAGGCACCGGCCCGCGTTCCAAAAGTTCCAAGAGTTCTTGTTCCAATTACCTATTAACTGAAAAATCTGGGTTAACCCTACGATAACTTATAGAAACGGAGTCTAGAGTTCTCTTGTAACGCGCTCTGTAAGTTATCCTCACGTCGAAAGGGTTTTCCCAGCTTCATTGTTTTTTGGGGGGAACTTTTGGAACTTTTGGAACGCCGCACCCCCCTCACCCCTTGCGCATGGTGCAAATCAACAACTTAGCAAATCCCCCACGTAGCAACCCCCACTTATCCACCCCCCAAGAATACCCCCACCGTGTTCCAAATTTTTTAGACTCCACTAAACCAGCAACCCTATGAAGGCTTATAGAGACAAACTATAGAACCGAAAGACCATTTGCCACGGTCAAGCATGGAAGCTAAACGCTTGCCAGCCCTGAGTCCCGGTTCTATAGTTTGAACTTTGTCTCTGAGAGTCTGCCATTTTCCAAACGAGGTGCTTTCATGCCGAAATCTTCCCATCTTAGCTACAGTCAAATTAATAAAACCATCAAAAGGACGCCCGAAGGTGCCTACCTCTATCGGCAAGGCGGGGCCCACGTAAAGCAATACGATAACTATTTGGCTATCAAGGGATTGTTCTATAACAAGAAACTGATTGACGCACTATTCGATTGCCTAAACCCAGATGGCACCCTCAGCCCTGAGGGAATCGACGTCATCAACGAGAGTGCCGCCCATACCGTGGAACAACGTGCAGAGTTGTTTCGATATCAAGAGGCAGTGCATAGCGGACGCCTATCTCCCAACGTGCAGACATCTATGCGCCTCGCACAGCTACGCAACGAGGACATCACAGCACGGTATGACGAGCTACACGGCACTCAGCCCACGCACAAAGTCATCAACACCATCGTAGAGGAATTCAGCCTATCCGCTAGCAGCATTCGCACAGTGCTATTTGAGGCGGGCAAGCTAACCGCCGCACCAGCCAAGAAAAACGTGCTGTTGGGGCTGGACGATAAGGAAGGGCAGGGCGAGTGGGCACGCTACGCCTACGAACGTGCCGATGCTGCAGCTAGGTTCTACTACACGCGCGGGCACGGCACCCCCACAGCAGGCTGGTTCAGCATTGATGCAGAAAAGCTACTGCAATACGAGGAATACAACGGGCGCAGGTTTGCTGTTCTACCTGAGGTGTGCCCGTACCTGGGCAAGCCCTTCACTGATAGGTACTTTAAGAAGATGGCCTACAGCAGAGACGAGCGTGCATACCACACGCCCAAAGATGCCCTAGATATGGTCATAGGAAGGAAAGACGCCACGAAGCCGGCAGCAGGGGATAACCTGTGCATCATGTCACGCTTCGCACGTGCGATCATTGAGAAAGAACCCGCAGCGTACCGGGGTGCCAAGTATTGGGAGAAGTACGGAATACCCCCCGATAAATTCAACGAGTATAGGGAAGCTGTTTGGCGTAGCCAATAACAGCAGGAAAGACTTGACATAACTGCAGAGTTGTGTTACAATATAGTCTGTTGGGTCGGAAAGCAGACACAACAGGCAAGGCAGGATTTACCAGTAAACAGTTAAACGCTGTTTAACTAGTCCTCGCTTTGTTAGCTCTTTAAAAATTTGCAGCCAGTCTAGCATGTAGGTGGCGCACATGCGTGCGGCATGGGGCACAGTCGCGTGAACGCTGGGAAGCGTGCATGCCCCCTAAACCGTAGCGTTTGCTTTGTCAAGCGCGAACGCATTGCACTGTCGTTTATGTTAGGTGGAGCGCCTGCCGGGAGGCAGGATGGTGCATGGTGTCCAAGTAGCGCAGTGATTAACAGCGCGGCGATAACGAAGTGGTGTTACGGCTGAGTCACATTTACCCGGTTGCGTTTCATCGCAACGTAAGAGGTCTGTGGCAGGTCGGAAGGTGAATCAAGCCTGATGAAGGTGAGAGCACATCGTTATTTGCGTGTGGCATCCTCTGCTCACTGTTTGGGGGTAAGAATCCTTCGGCAGTGTACGAAGGCCCGTGCGATTGAAGCCGCACGGCGGGTGAGTCTGCCTTGAATAGACTACCGAGCATGACGGGTTCATGTGATCTTACGCAGGGGGTGCTAGCCCCCTGCCTAGAGGGCATTGGTTAAACGCTGTTTAACCGCACGGTGCCTTGTAGGCAGTCATGTGACTGCGAACACCGGAGAGTGTGAGATGGGTATGCGTGTGACGTTTATAACTGCGGCAGTCCGCAGAGATGATTTCCAATGGCTCTTTGACGTTCATATCAAAGACCCGTCACTGGCGAAGTGCCGGAGTGCCATGATCTACGGCAACGAGGACTGCCCCGACAAAATCGAAGTATGGTTTGCGGACTATCCGCTGGCCTACGAGATGCCCGCCGCTGTCTTCGTGCGTAACGATGACGGTGAACTGATCGAACAACGCAACTGATAAGGAAGACACCATGGACAAGATCGACGCAAAGACTACCCTCGAAGAATCCTGCCTGCGCCAGATCGAGGAATGGGAGGGTCATGACATCTTCCCCAAGTTGCGGGCGATGGTCATGGAGGTCCGGCTTAGCCCGGACTTCGAGGGGGACTACAAGGACGCAATCGCGCAGATGTCTGCGCGATTGTCCTACAACCTGTGGTCATACGAGCAGCAGCAGGAATCCTCCGCTATGCGGAGGCACTATGCCCGCGTGAAGGCGGAAGCCTCGCGCCGTGGGTTGCTCAACGGGTATGACTGCCCGCGTGCCACGGCTGAAGCGTGGAGGAAGGTGATCGAGGAAGACGAATAATAGGTAGAGTTCTGCCGCCGAGGGTACTTAGGTACCCTTTGGGCAGCGCTTTCGCTGCGAACACCGAGAGAGTGTGAGATGGAACAAATCAAGGAACTGATCGGCGCGGAGATGCGCCGCAATCAGAATAAGTGGCGTACCAAATACCCCGATGAGGATTGGGACATCTCGCTGTACGCAGCGTGGCGTGCAGCCACCGAGGATGCCGCCGACTGGCGGCGGGTGGCGACGGTGCTTACCTTCGTGTGCGCCGGCCTGTGTGCCATCATCATCTGGTTTCCATGAAACCTATCTGCACCAAGTGTGGTGAGGAATTCGCCCGGGGTCGCTACACCCTGGGCTTTCGTACGTGCCTTCTGTGCGGTGAGTCCGCAGCAAGGGAGGTGAAGCACTGCATTGTTCCGATGAACAAGAGTAACTACATCGCAGTAACCGACAGGAACATACTGTCACAACTCAACCCAAAGAGGACGATATGAGCATTCAGAAAACCGCAGAGTCTTTCGTGGCCGGTCGCTCGGCCAAGTGCCACAACGCACGCACCGATGGGAAGGAATACGTACTCCACCGCTCGCCTATCGTTCGCAGGGTGGGGAATTCCTACGTCTTCAACTGGCATGGGTACTACACGCGGACTACGGCAGCGCACATGAACGCGGTGCTTCGTGCGTTGAATGTGAATACCCGCGTGAGCTTCGCTCGCCACCTCGCGGATGATGTGGCTGAGTTCATCATTTACCAGTAAACGACCATGAAAGACATACTCACACTCCCGCTGTGGATTGACATCAGTCCACGCAGCTACAAGAAACCCACGGTGGTGCGGTTTCGCACGCCGACTTCGCAGTTTAGTGATGGTCCCCCGGTCAGGGTTTTGTACGCTGTGTGCGGCACTGACTACGGATACATCCACAATACGTCTGGTGATGTCAGAACGTGGAGTAGCTACTCTGGTGCATACAAAGGTATGCGTAGGTACATCGGAAATGGGGTAACCTGAAATGAAAATCCAAGTAGAAATCACTGACACCTTCGGCCACGAACCCAACTACGCTTGGGTCAAGCGGCACAACTTCGAGTTCATCGACACGCTGAGCCACTATGCACTGGTGCGTAGGGTCAAGCGGTTTATCGGGTGGACTGGCAAGCGGTGCGTCACCGTGGATTACGGTGACATGATCGAGATTCGCCCGCAGGGCGAGTGCCAAGTGGCGTTCATCACTTTCGGTTAAACACGTTTAACTAACGGAGGATACTGTGAACAACGTGACCATCATCACCAACAACGTGCCGCGCAAGTTGGTTTCTTTCTACGACATCCCGGAGAGTGCCCGGGGTGACTTCGACTACGTAAAGGAAGACGGGTACTACACCAGCCGCTTCGTGCGGTTCAAGGATGCTTGGTATGACGTCTTTGATACCCAGGGTATCCGCGTGAGGAAGGGTGCCACGTTCAGCCGCATGGGATGGGACATGGTGGTCAGCGAAGACTCGCCCTTCGTCAAGTGGAACGCTATCGTTTCGGAGTCGTTTTTCTCCGGTGTGCTGTTTCGTTTCGTGGATGATGACCACGTTGTTGTCGGGAGGTATATCTCGTGAGGTACATGACTGCCATCGGTTGGTATTTCTTCGAGAAGTACCGTGCCCGTGCCCGTGAATCG